AAGGCAGACGATTCAGTTGACGCTTCTAAATTAGAAGACGGTACAATTGTAGCTGCCGATATAAATGATGGTACAATTACAAATGATAAATTAGCAGGTTCTATTGCAAATGCAAAATTAGCAAATTCTTCAATAACAGTAAATGGTTCTGCCGTGTCATTAGGTGGTTCTATTACAAGTCAACATATTAACTGGCAAGCAGTTGTAACTGCTGATGGTTCTACTGAAACAACAGCTACAGCTGGTTATGGATATTTCATTGATACAACAAATCATGCACACACAATTAATTTACCATCTTCACCAAGTGCAGGTGATTATGTTGCAATAAAAGATTATGCAGCTAATTTTCAAAATAATTCATGTACTATTGGCCGTAACGGTTCAAATATTCAAGGTAACGCTTCTAATTCAGAATTGAAAACAACTAGAGCAAGTGCTGTTTTAGTTTATGTTGATGGCACAAAAGGTTGGTTATATACTAACGAATCAAATGTACAATATTTAGGTCCAACTTATGTGGCTGCTACAGGCGGTACAGTTACTACATCTGGTGATTATAAAGTTCATGTATTCACATCATCATCAAACTTTGTAGTGTCAGACGCAGGTCATCCTGCTACATCAAATACAGTAGATTATCTAGTTGTTGCCGGTGGCGGTGGCGCAGGGGGTGATGGCGGTGCAGGCGGTGGTGCCGGTGGTTTTAGAGTTTCAAATTCTTATAGCATACCAGCTCCAACAATGTCCCCATTATCTAATCCAACAGGTATTACAGCAGCAGTACAAACTTATCCAATTACAGTAGGGGGTGGAGGTTCAGCAGTTCCTACAGGTAATGCTCCAAGTGGACAATCAACAGATGGCTCAAATTCAGTTTTTAGTACAATTACATCTGCTGGCGGTGGTTCAGCAGGAGATTATAATGCTGGTAATGGCCCAGCAGTAGGACAAAACGGCGGTTCAGGCGGTGGTGGCTCAAGACATATTGGAAATAATGATGGAGGAACAGGAAATACTCCTCCAGTAAGTCCACCTCAAGGTAACAATGGCGGAACAGGAAATGGTACAACATCATCTAGTGGTGGTGGCGGTGGCGCAGGTGCAGCTGGTCAAAACGGTTATGGTCCATTACAAAATGGTGATGGCGGTGATGGTTCTTATATCTCAACTGATTTTTCTTTACCAGGAAATGGTACACCAGGTCCTGTAAGTGGCACAAGATATTTTGCCGGCGGCGGTGGCGGTGGTGGAAATACACCAAGTCCAAATCAATTCACTAATGCAGGTGGAGTTGGTGGTGGTGGCCAAGGTTTTAATGGTGATGTTCCAGGACCAGAAGCAGGAGCAACTGTAACAGCCGGTACAACAAACACAGGTGGTGGTGGCGCAGGTGGCGGCAATGACTATGGTGGTTCAAACGGCGGTTCAGGTATCGTAATATTACGATATAAATATCAGAATTAATAGAGGAAAAATTATGAAAAAAATATGGAAAAAAATTAAAAGTTTTTTTATTTCTGCTCCTTTAGTATTAAAAAATGAAGTTAAAAAAATTGATACAAAAGGTTTAGAAAAGAAAACAAAAGCTGAGTTAGAAAAACTTGGTAGAAAAATTGGTATCGAATTAGATAGGAGATTGACCAAAGCAAAACTAATCTCAAAGATTAAAAAAGAAAATAAAAAATTATAATAACTGAGGTTATATCATGGCAGAGAATAAAATTCAAATTGATGGTGTTGATTACGACATAGAAAAATTACCACTTGATTTGAGAAATACTATTGCAGCTAGACAAGAAATCCAGCAAAACAAAATAAGACATGAAATTGAATTGGAAAAAATTGATGTTTTGACAAAACATTATGACGGAAAAATACAAGAAGGTTTAAAACAATTCAATGGCAGCAGTAACAAATCTTAAAATAGACCAAGGCGCTAGTTTTAGTTCAGACATAACTGTAACTAATACAGACGGTGACGCTGTTGATTTAACAGGTTACACAGCAGAGGCTAAATTAGCAAAAAGTCATGGTGCTACTCAAACATCATTTACCACAAGTATAACAAATGCTTCAGGTGGTATAATAACAATATCTTTAAATGATTCACAAACAAGTGCTTTAGAAGCACCTTCAAGATATGTTTATGATGTTTATATCACAAAAACAGCAGATAGTACAGTAACCAGAGTTATAGAAGGCGTAATTACAGTCAGTCCTGAAGTATAATTAGTTTTTTCCTAAAGTTTTTTTCATTATAAATATTACAAAAGAGAGAGGCACATGGTAAAAGCAGTAATTAATACTACTGGTGGAGTTAGAGCTAATATTAACTCAACCACATCAGCAGGACCACAACAAGTTTCAGTACAAGTACCAAGTACCAATGTAACTGTAACAACAGCGCAGAAATTAAGAGCTCTACCAGATGTAGACTCATCTTCTTTAAATGATGGAGCATTATTACAATATGATGGTTCATCTGATAAATTCGTAACAAGAAATAGTTTAGAAACCACCTCAGGAACATTAACATTTAATGGTGGTAACTTTTAGGAGCAATAAAAAATGGCAACAATAATTCAGATAAAAAGAAGTTCGAATACTTCCGCTCCGTCAACGCTAAAGTTAGGAGAGTTAGCCTATACATTTGGTACAGGTACTCAAAGTAACAATGGTGATAGATTATTCGTAGGTGAAGGTGGCGTAGATGGTAACGGTGACGCAAATAATATTACAGTCATTGGCGGTCAGTATTTCGCAGACAAATTAGACCATGTAGATGGTACACTAACTGCTTCGTCAGCAATGACAGTAGATAGTAATTCAGCAATTTCAACAATCAATGTAGGTAATTCTGCCACGGTAGGTGGTACAATAGCATTTAACGAAGGTACAAATAACGGTTCAAATACAGTATCACTTAAAGCTCCAAATAGTGTTGCTTCAAACTTAGCGTTAACTTTACCAGGTTCAGATGGTTCAGACGGTCATGTATTAACAACTGACGGTTCAGGTAATTTGTCATTTGCAGCTCCAGCAAGTACACTTACTTTAGTTGATGAAAGTTCCACATCAACATCTATAAACCTATTAACAGAAACTTTAAAAATTACAGGTGGTACAGGTATCGCAACTGCTTTATCAGGCGATACAATGACAATCAGTTTTGATAACAATGCCGTATTTAACGGTCTTGATATGAATGGTACAGAGTTAATATTAGACGCTGACGCTGATACATCTATTACAGCTGATACAGATGATACAATTCATTTTAAAATTAATGGTAATGATAGAATAACTTTTACAACTGGTTTAATTGATATTAAAAATGATGGCACACAATCAGCAATAAGATTATATTGTGAAAGTTCAAACGCTCACTATGCACAATTACAGGCACCTGCTCACTCAAACTTTGCTGGTAACCAAACTTATACTTTACCAAATGCAGCTGGTACTTTAGTAGGTCAAGGCGATACTGGTACAGTATCTAATGCCATGATTGCAAACTCATCAATAACAATTGGTTCAGACGCAATTAATTTAGGTGCAACAAGAACGGACATTAACGGTTTAACATCTTTAGATGTAGATAATATTACAGTTGACGGTAATACAATATCAACAACTAATACAAACGGTGATTTAGTTTTAGACCCTAATGGTTCAGGTGATATTGATGTTAATACAAGTAAAATTGTAAATGTAACAGACCCGACAGCTAATCAGGACGCTGCTACCAAAGCATATGTTGATAGTGTTGCAAACGGTTTAGATGTTAAAGATTCAGTAAAAGTTGCTACAGCAGCTGCTCTTGCAGCCGTAACATACAATAACGGTGCAGGCACTTTAACTGCTGACGCTAACGGTGCGTTAACAGTTGATGGCGTTACTATGGCAGTTGATGATAGAATACTTGTTAAAGACCAAGCTAGTGCAGTACAAAACGGTATCTATAAAGTAACAGCTACTGGTGGTGCAAGTGCAGTATTTGTACTTACAAGAACACCAGACGCAGACACAGCCGCTGAATTAACAGGCGGTACTTTCTTCTTTGCTGAAGAAGGTACAGCAAATGCTGATAACGGTTATGTTGCAACTCACAACGGCACACCAACTTTTGGTTCAACTAATATTACTTTTGCTCAGTTCTCTGGCGCAGGTCAAATCTCTGCTGGTGACGCATTAACAAAAACAGGTAATACTTTAAATGTTGCAGTAGATGATTCATCTATTGAAGTAAACTCAGACGCTTTAAGAGTTAAAGCTTCTGGTATTACAAATGCAATGTTAGCAGGTAGTATCGCAATATCTAAACTATCAGGTGCTCAAATTAGTTTCTCAGACGACAGTTCAACTGTATCTAATATAGCATTAGGTGAAACTATTGCAATTGCAGGTGGTGAAGGTGTTGACGCAACAATTTCAGGACAAACATTAACAATCGCAGGAGAAGACGCTACTGCTTCAAATAAAGGTGTCGCTTCATTTAGTTCAGACAACTTTACAGTTAGCTCGGGAGCGGTTACAGTAACTACGATTGACGGCGGTTCATTTTAATTAGTCGTCAACTGAATAAGGGATATTATTAATGGCGACAATTATAAAGCTTAAGCGAGGGACCAGTACACCAACTGCTAGTGATTTAGCAAATGGTGAAGTTGGTATAGATACTTCAGCCAAAAAGTTTTATATAAACGATTCTGGAACAATCAAAGAAATTGCTGGTGGAACAAGTAGTGGTGACTCATCATCTCCATTAAGTGGTGATGTACGAGGCTATACAGGTGACGGTTCAACAACTGCTTTTACAGTTACAAGTGGTGCAGATGTTGAAAATCTTTTAGTATTTTTAAATGGTGTTTATCAAAGGCCAACAACCGACTATACAGTTTCCGGAACAACAATAACTTTTGGTACGGCACCAGAAAATGCCACAGCAATTACAATTAAAGAATTAGTTGAAGGCGCAAATACCTTTAATGATTTAGGTTTAGTAAGGTCATTTACTGGTGATGGTTCAACAACAGGTTTTACTGTATCAGCAGATAAACAAATAGACCAATTTTTAGTATTTGTAAATGGTGTTTTTCAAAGACCGACAAACGATTTTTCATATTCAGGAACAACTTTAACTTTTGGCACGGCACCAGCAAATGCTGATGTTATAAATGTAAAAGAATTAGCTGAAGGCACAGGTAGTGCATTATTAACAGTTGTTGATGATTCATCAACCACTTCTACAATTAACGCTGGCGAATCTATTAAGATAACAGGTAGTGGTGGTGTAACAACAAGTTTAACAGGCGATACTTTAACAATTGCAGGTGCAGCTTCATTAGCAGTACAAGATGAAGGTTCAGCATTATCAACATCAGCTACAACTTTAAATTTTGTTGGTTCTGGTGTAACTGCTTCAGGTTCAGGTGCAACAAAAACAATTACAATACCAGGTGGCGGTGGTGATATATTTAAAAATATTGCAATGCCAGATGGTTCGACAGTAGTAGCTGCTGATAGTTCTACTGATACTTTAACATTAGCACAATCAGGATTAATAAGTATTACAGGTAATTCTGGCTCTGATACTGTAACAATAGGAACACCGAACACAGCACAAATACCATTTTTAAAGGCAGATGGCTCTAGTTCAGATATTGATTTACAAACTTCAGGTGCAATATCAGATATTTTAAGTAACCTACATATACCATTTACAAAAGCAGATGGTTCAGATGTAACAACATTGGTGGTAGCATAAGATGGCAGATAAAACTCCAGTAAAAGCAACCTTTACAGGTTCTAATGTAACAGGTCTTGCAGAGTTTCAAACGGCTGATACTATAGCAGTTACAGATGGTGGTACAGGTTTAGGTAGTTTAGGCTCAGCAGGTCAGGTCTTAAAAGTAAATTCATCAGGAAATGCCTTAGAATATGGTAATGTAGAGGCAGTTCTTAATATTGATGGTATGACAGATGGTTCTAGTATCACAATTGCAGACGCTGATAGATTTGCAATATCAGATGGCGGCACAGAAAAATTTGTGGCTGCTAGTAACATAAAAGGTTATATTGCAGGTTCAACAATAAACTTTACTGGTACGGTTCAAATAGGTGGCAAAGCAGCCGCAACTGAACCGTTTGCAATCGCACAAGCGGTTGCTTTAGGTTAGGATAAATAATTATATGGCAAATCCAAATACAAGAGAAACATTAAAACAGTATGCCCTAAGAAATTTAGGTAAGCCTGTAATAGAAATCAATGCTAGTGATGAACAACTAGAAGATAGAATTGATGAAGCATTACAGTATTACGCTCATT